AGAAGCACGGCATTAGTGACACAGCGATCCGCAAAAAAGCAACCCAGCAAGGTTGGCAGAGAGACCTGACCAAAAAGGTCAAAGATGCGACTAACGCAAAACTGGTTCGCGCTGAAGTTCGCAATGACGGTTCGCGAACTGATGATGAGATTGTTCAGGAAGCGGCAGAGGAAGCGGCTAACGTCGTCATTGCTCATCGCGCTGACCTGGCAAGCTGGCGTCGCATCACCAATAAGCTTCGTGACTTCCTCGAAGATACCGAAATCACCGAAGAGAACCACGCTTCACTGGCCCGCTCCATCACTGCCGGGGTAGACGCGCAGATTAAGGTTATCAAAGCCGAGCGCGAATCCTACAACATCGACAGCGGCGATAAGAGCACGGCTGCTGACAGCATTTCAGACCTGATGGATGACCTGTCGAAGGGGTAAGCATGAAGCCAGAACATCTCAAGCTTCTGCGAGATAAGCTCTGGCGACTGAATCACCTCTACTGGATCACCAACAAAGAAGGTAAGCCAGTACGCTTCCAGATGACGGCGGAACAACTCGAATACTTCGAGGGCATGCATACCCGCAATCTGATCCTGAAAGCTCGCCAGTTAGGCTTCACCACAGAGGTTTGCATCATCCAGCTCGACGCGGCCCTGTTTGAAGCTGCGAAGTGTGCACTGATAGCTCATACCCTGAACGACGCCAAACGTCTTTTCCGCGAGAAGATAAAATACGCCTATGACCGACTCCCTGATGAAATCAAAGCTGCTAACCCTGCGAGCAATGATGCAGCGGGTGAGCTGGTATTTAAGAAGGGCGGCTCGCTGTATATCAGCACATCTTTCCGTGGCGGTACGCTGCGCTATCTGCACGTTTCCGAGTTCGGGAAGATCTGCGCCAAGTTCCCTGACAAAGCGCGAGAGATTGTCACCGGCGCTTTTGAGGCAGTATCAAGCGATTGTTTCACGACGATTGAAAGCACTGCGGAAGGCCGGGCTGGCTACTTCTTCGATTACTGCCAGTCGGCTGAGAAAGCACAGCTACAGGGCAAGTTGCTCTCATCTCTAGACTGGAAATTCTTCTTTTTCAGTTGGTGGAAGAACGCCCTCTATGCAATTGACCCCGTAGAGACTCTGCCGCAGCGTCTGAGTGATTATTTCGCTGAGCTTGAGGCGAAGTACGGTATTACGCTCAACGAACGCCAGAGAGCCTGGTATTACGCCAAAGAGAAAACGCTCGGCGATGACATGAAGCGAGAGTACCCCTCAATCCCGGCGGAAGCATTCCAGCAGTCGGTTGAAGGCGCGTACTACGCGAAGCAGTTCCGCAAGCTCTACGAGCAGAAGCGCATTGGTGCTCTGCCTGATAACTCACATCTGCCTGTCCACACCTTCTGGGATATCGGGGTCAGCGACTCCACCGCTATCTGGTTCGTTCGCATCGTTGGCGAGGAATATCACGTCATCGACTACTACGAGAACAGCGGAGAAGGCCTGCGCCATTACATGAAGGTGCTGAAGGATAAGGGCTACACCTACGCTCAGCATTGGGGGCCTCACGACATTGATAACCGCGAATTCAGCTCTGATGCGAAGACGCGGCGTGAGATGGCGAGAGAAGGGTACGAGATCGACGGCCAGCGCTACAGTCTGACATTCACAGTGGTGCCTAAACTCGGGGTTAACGACGGCATCGAGCAGGTGCGCGAAATCCTCGCGCGTTGCGCCTTTGACGATGCGAAATGCGAAGAAGGTATTAACGCCCTGGAGGGATACCGCAAAGAGTGGGATGACAAGCGAGGGTGCTGGAAGGATAAGCCACTTCACGACTGGACGTCGCACGGCTCTGATGCATTCCGCTACTTCGCCGTGACGCAGAAGAAGCGAGACGTACTTAAATCGGCTCCTGTTACATTCAGAAGATAAGCGACTATGGCTAACTACAAACACGTAAGGAAAGAGTACGCCGACGCCGAAAAGTCATGGCAGCTTGTCAAAGACTGTGTGGCTGGCAGTAAGGCGGTGAAGGAGCGAGGCACACTCTATCTCCCAATGCCCGATCCGACTAATGACAGCGAGCAGAACCTTGCCGACTATGAAGCGCTGATCGCCCGCGCAATGTACCTGAATATCACAGGGCGCACGCGGCAGGGGCTGATTGGCGCGGTATTCCGCAAGACGGCAGAGGTTGACTTGCCTGAGTCGGTTGCTTACCTGATTGAGAACGCCAGCGGTGACGGTACTAGCCTGGAGCAGTTATCGAAAGAAGCTGTAGGCGAAGACCTCGACACCGGGCGAGGCGGCTTCTTCGTGGACTACCCGACTAAAGAGATGCCTGAAGGTCTGCGGCCAACGCGAGCGCAGACGGCGGGCGATAAAGCGCATATCCACATCTACGAAGCCCTGAGCATTATCAACTGGCGTGAAGACGTGATTGATGGCGTCCGCAAGTTAACGATGGTGGTGCTGGCTGAATGCTATAACACCGAAAACGAAGATGAGTTCGTGTTCGAGGTTAAGAATCAGTATCGGGCGCTAACTCTGGAAGATGGGCGTTACCGGCACCGCGTATGGCGCGAAGGTGAAAATACCGAGTTGCCGATTCTGGATGTCTGGCCCACAGATTATTCAGGAAAGGCATTCGACCACATCCCTTTCCACTTCTTCGGCGCAGAGAGTAACGATTCACGGGTAGATAAGTCTCCGCTTGAAGACCTGGCAGAAGTGAACATTCTTCACTACGGCAACAGCGCCACAGTGGAGGAGTCAGGATTCATCAGCAGCCAGCCGACGGTGTTCTTCACTACTGACATTGACCATGACGAGTTTCAGAAGTGGAACCCTAACGGCATTCAGATCGGTTCAAAGCGCGGTTACAGCCTCGGCAAGTTAGGCTCTGCGACTATGGTACAGGCATCAGAAGGGCAACTGGCCCGTACTCTGATGCTGGACAAGGAAAACCAGATGCTGATGATTGGCGCGCGTATCGTGCAACAGTCATCCGGGCAGGAGACAGCAGAGGCCGCCCGTATTCGCTACAGCAGCGATAACAGCGTGCTCGGAACTATCGCCGGTAACGTGAGCGAGGCGCTGAAACTGGCGATTCTGGATGCTGAGCTGTATATGACCGGCGCAGTGAACGAAAAAGGCACTGTATTCTGGCTGAATCAGGAGTTCTTTGACGCAACTCTGACCTCTCAGGATGTAATGGCGCTTATTCAGGCATGGCAGCAGGGATTCATTGCCAGAAGCGATGTTCGCACCAAGCTGAAACAGACCGGCTGGATTGAAGCCGACCGTAATGATGATGACATCGAAAAAGACCGCGAGAACGAGCCGCCTGTTGAAGGCGACGACATCGAGGTTGATGACAAGGTCATTGAGGAGCAATAACCATGAGCGCAGACGGTTACACCACAGACGCCGCCACGCGCCATCAGGTATACGTTCAGCGCTTTGGGTCTGGCCTTGTAGGTAAAGCAACGAAGTTTATCCGCAAGGCCATCAAACGAGCCAAAGAGACCGTTAATGACGAGGGGTTGAGCCAGTACGCGACCGCACGATATCAACGCCAAATAGAAACGCTCAGGAGAGACCTGGGCGCGATTTATGGTGATATGAGTGAGCAACAGTGGTTAGACCTCGGGGAGTTTGCACAGTATGAGTTTACCTTCAACAGCAAATTACTTGGCCGCATCGTCAAAGCCTCTGTAAAGCTCGCTGAGCCATCGCCTGAGATGATAGCCGCTGCTGTACTGGCTGACCCTCTTGAGCTTGCTGTAGGCTCGCGCAGGCAGGTTATCGACATCACCGGAGCACTGGCGCAGTTCGGTAGCAAAAAGACAGCGGACATCCTCAGCGAAATTGCTATCGGATCATCTCTCGGTGAGACACAGAAGCAAATCATCCGGCGCTTAACCTCGCTCGGTGTGTCGCATGAGGAGCAGGTCGGCTCACTGGTCAGGACGATGACTAACCACGTCGCCTCATCTGCCAGAGCTGAAAGACGCTGAAGCAGAATGACGACATCCTGCAAGGTCATCGCTGGATTGCCACTCTCGACAGCAGAACAACGCCGGTATGCAGGGCAAGGGACAGGAAGGTTTATCCGCTGGATGGTCCTAAGCCTCCGGCTCACTGGGGCTGTCGGTCGTCAATTGTTCCGGTGCTCAAAGAGGAGTATCAGCGAGAGATTCCCGGCAGCACACGCCCATCTGTCGGCCCTGATGGCGTCGAGCAGGTAAGCAGCAAGACGAGCTACGGCGACTGGCTGGCAAGACAACCTGCAGCATTCCAGAAAGAGGTGCTTGGACCCGCGCGTTACAAGTTGTTCAGCAAAGGCGACCTCACTCTAGACCGCTTTGTCGATGACAACGGCAAAGAGTACACCCTCGACCAACTCAAAGATTTAGAGCCGCACGCTTTCGAGCTTGCAGGCCTGGAGTAGTTATGACCTCAAATGTAACCAGCCTTGGCAAAGAAAAGAGCTTTCCCGTAGTCGGGGAGTTATTCGAGCGCCTTGACAACCTAATCCTCGAATACGACGGCGAGATTGGTCTGGCTGAAGCTATCGGCGTGCTGGAAATGCTGAAGGCAAAATTGCTGACCAGCAATCAGAACCCCTCTTAATCATATCTAAACGCTGGCTGGGCCAGCACACATCCATTCAGGAGAATGTATGACTCTGAAGTATCAGCTTACCGCTGAGGAATTCGCTCAGCTCGATGAAGCCAAACAGGCGCTGTATGCGCAGCAGGGTGATGTTTATATCTGCCAGATTGAAGGCCTCCCTCAACCAGAAGACGTATCCGGCCTGAAGCGCCAGCGCGATGAGTTGCTGGCAGAAAAGAAAGCCGAGCAGGAGCGTCGCCGGGCAGCAGAAGAGCAGGCTAAGCGTGAAGCAGATGAACGAGCCCGCGCAGAAGGGAATTATCAGCAGCTATTTGAAAGCTCTCAGGCTGAGCTTGAACGCGAGCGTAGCAGCCTCGTAGAGCTTCGCCGGTCTATCGAGCAGCGCGATATAAACCTTGCGGCAACACGCGTCGCTACGGCCATTGCAGATGGCTCTAATGCGGAAATCCTCACCGAGTTCATTGCTCGCCGCCTGAAGGTGGCAGAAGGGCAGGTACGCGTTACCGATGAATCAGGAAATCTCACGGTCAGTACGCTGGCAGATCTGGAAAAAGAATTTGAAACCTCTCCGCGTTACGCATCCCTCGTGCGCGGCAGTCAGGCAGGTGGCGGCGGGGCCGCGCCTAAGAGTGGTGACCGGGTTACCAAATCATTCGGGGAATTACGTGGTATGGAGCGAGTGCAGCTCCGAAAAGATAACCCTGCCGAATATGAGCGCCTTAAGAAGGCGCATGAGGCATCCAAATAAGGATTTAAGCAATGCCAACCATTCTTTCTGACGTCGTATTCCGCGACGAACTGCGCGACTATATGCGCGTTAACACCGCTGAGCGTACCGCATTCTTTGAGTCAGGCATCCTGACCAATAACAGCGATATGAGCACTCTGCTGGCCTCACCTTCCAATACCTTCACCATTCCGTGGTGGGTAGATCTGGATGCATCTATCGAGCCTAACTACTCGAACGATGTCTATACCGATATCGCTGTTCCGCTGTCCGTTACTTCTGCCAGCATGCAGGCCCGCGCCGCATACCTGAACGAAGGCTGGAACGCGATGAATCTGGTGAAAAACATCACCAATCAGGATCCGCTGGAGTTTGTCGCCTCGCGCCTCACCAGCTACTGGCAGCGTCAGGCACAGCGTCGCGCAATCGCAACCACAATCGGCATCTACAACGACAATGCGTAGCGAACGATGGCGGAGACATGGTCATTGATGCCGGCGGTACTATCAACGCAGCCGCAATCATCCGCGCCAAAGCAACGATGGGTGACTACTCCGGTCAGTTGGGCGGCCTGAGCGTTATTGCTATGCACTCCGCAGTGCAGACCGAGCTGCAAATCCTCAACCTCATCGACTTTACCCCGCTGGCTGACCAGATTCCTGAGTTTGGCCGCTTCCAGGGTATGCGCGTAGTGGTTGATGACAGCATGCCGGTAATCGGTACTGGCGCTGACGCTAAATACCTCTCTGTTATCTTCGGGCCGGGCGCTCTTGGTTACGCAGAAGAGCAGGCCGACAACGATATCCGTTACACCGAAGAAGAAGAGCGTGGTAACGGTGGCGGCGCAGAGACCCTCTGGACCCGTCGTAACTTTGTTATCCATCCGCTGGGCTATTCGTTCCTCAGCACCACCATCACCGGCACGCCGACCACAACCCGACCGGTATCTGCTAACAGCTGGGCTGACCTGGCCCTAGCAACCAACTGGGACCGCAAGTTCGACCGTAAGCAGGTTCCGCTGGCGTTTGTGACCTCAACTGTTGCGGCATAAACATTAACGCCCCGGTCTTCCGGGGCTCAATGAGGATGTAATCATGACCGTAGAAAAAGACCACTACGTAGACCCGAACGATAAAGCTCGCTGGGGCTTCTCAGGCTCTGATGGCGAAATCAAAGTCGGCCCGCAGACTGTTGGCGAAACAGGCGGCGTTGATCACGTCCGCAACGAGCCGAAAGACGAAGGCGCGGTGAACAATGGCGGCGGTGAAAACTCCGAAGCCAAGAAAGCGACCAAGTCCACCAAGTAACAAAAGGGGCTTCGGCCCCTTAATTCTGGAGTCAAGATGACAACCTACGTGACAGTTGAAGACGTTGACGGGGTGCTTGGCACCGAATGGACGACGGCTGACAAAAAGGCTTTTGCCGCACTTCAGGCTAACGCCTACATGACTAACCTCAACCTGCAAGGCGTTGACCTCAACGCCATCCCAGCTGATGTCATTACAGCCGGTGCTTACCTGGCTAAATCTGCCGCTGAAGGCACGCTCTACAAGCAGCAGACTGAATCCGGATCGCTGACAAGCAAAACGGTAGATGCTGATGGCGTAAAGGTATCCAAGACCTACGCATCGGGGCAGGCGACATCAACCCAACTTCTTCCCGCTGATGTCCAACTCGCGCTCTCGCTGCTCGGGCAGTGGCGCTCAAATCCTCTCGCATTCAGGGTGTATCGCTGATGGGCATTCGTGACGAGTTACAGACTGACATTGCCGAGGCTTTCGATACCGACCTTGCCGATGCTGTTAACGCGTTCACCGGTCGCTACGTCATCCAGTCCGGCTGGGACCCTGTCACCGAAACTGGCGGCGAGACAGCAGTGACCTACACCGGGCGCGGTGTTCTTTCCCGCTATAAGACAAGCCGCATCGACAACGTCAACGTGCTGGCTGGCGACCTGCGCCTCATTGCGCTTAAGAACGAGGTAACTGATGAGCCAGCGGTAGACCATGTCATCAATGCGCCAGACCTCGTTACCGGTGAGCTGCGCGACTACGTGGTGATTGATGTATTCACAGACCCGGCAGCAGCTACCTACAAGATTAAGCTCAGGAGGAAGTAATGGCTAAGTCCTGGGATAACGATCCGCTCCTCTTTGCTGGGCTGGTCGCCGAAGATGTCGGTAAAAAGCTGCGCATCATCTCAATGGCTTTGCTGACTGAGATAGTCCAGCGCTCGCCGGTTGATACTGGCCTATTTCGCAACAACAACGTTGTGAGTATTGGGTCCGCAGACTTCAGCACCACGCAGGAAACAGATAAGGCAGGCGGACAAGCCATTCAGCGTGGTAGTGCCGTCATAGCTCAGGGTCAGCCGTACTCGGTCATCTACATCCAGAACAACCTCAGCTATGCAGAGGCGCTCGAGCTGGGACACTCCAAGCAAGCGCCTACCGGTGTATATGCCAACTCATTCCACGGTGTAACGCAGGCCTACAAATGACCCTCGAAGAAATCAGAAACGCTGTCATCGCACGAATGACGGCGCAGACGGCTATTGCCTCTGGTGATGTGCGATACCCGAACGACAAGACGTATGACCCAACCGGTAAAAGCATCTGGGCGCGACTGACAAACATTCCCGGCCTTGCTGGAGCTAATGAGATAGGCAACGGCCCGGTAGTGCACCGCACCGGAGTTCTCATCATTCAAATTTTCGTGCCCACAGGTTCCGGCTCTCTGCTCATCACCAGAACAGCTGACAAGCTTCGTGAACTGTTCGAGTTCAAAACAGACGGACGGCTTGAGTATTTTGCCGTAAGCGCTGTCGATGCAGGCGAAGCGGATGGCTGGCAGCAGTACAACCTACAAATTCCATATCGTGCGCTTTAGGCGCTTTTTTATAGGAGACGAAAATGTCGTCTGGAGCCAAGAACGTCACGGCGGTTATCCGTGAAACAACACCGGGAACCACGCCAACAAGTGGCGTATGGAACCTTTTGAAACGCTCATCATTCGGGCTGGGTCCTAGCCAGAATATGATTGATAACGATGAAATTGGCGGAAGCCGAATGAGTCAGGGCCGGTCAGTCGGCACTGTCGATGTAACTGGCGATGTGGCCACAAAGTTCCGCTGGGGTCAGCATGATGACTTCCTGGCATCCTGTTTTGGTGCTGAATGGAACAACAACACGCTCACAATGGGCAATGAGCGTATCACCTTCTCTGTAGCTTCATACGCAGAGGACATCGGCGTTGCATCCATTGCCCGTGGCGCTCAGGTCGGCACGTTCCAGATTGAAATCCCTAATGACGGCGACATCACAGCGACCGTGACCTTTGCTGGTCTTGGCTGGGATTCAAAATCTGACAATACCAGTTACTTCGCAGATCCGGTCGATAATGCTGGGGATATGCGTTACTCGTTCAAACAGGTGACGAATATCAGCCTGAACGGCGTTAATGGTGGAGACGGCTTCTGCGTTGACTCCTTCAACCTCCAGTTTGACAACAACCTGCAAACCCAGCGCTGCATCGGTACGGGCAACCCGTTCGCCGGGGCAAACATCCCTACTACTTTCACCCCGTCCGGCAGTATCACGCTTTCGTGGTCGAAAGAGGCTTATAACGCCTGGAAGAAGTCGATGACTGGCGAAACCATGCCGTTTAGCTTCACGCTGGAGAACGATGAAGGCAGCTATATCTTTAACCTCCCGGCAGTGCAGGTTGATGGTGACTGGCCCGACGGCGGCAACACTGACATTGTGCAGGTAACGCTGAACGTTACCGGCGCAGATATCCCGCCAACCATCACCCGCGCCGTTACCGTTCCGACTACGGCGATGACAGTAACGCCAGCAACGTCATCCGGCGCAGAGGGTTCAACAGTAACGCTCACTGCCAATCTGACCGCACTATACCGGTTCAACAGCAATCACAGTAACCGCCCCTTAAAACTGATGGCCTGCCTCGCGGTGGGCCGCTTTCATATTCAGAGGACTGAATGCTAATTCTTAACACACGAATCGATATCGACGGCGAGCGCTGGATTGAGCCAATGGAAGGCCTGCGCCTGAAGGTGGCAAGCGCTGATAATCACCAGTATCGATCACGTAATGCGCTGGTTCGTCGCCATATCGACAAGATGGACTCCTCGCTGAAGGTAGGCACCGCTGACTTTAGCCTGGCGGAGGTCGGTGACGTCGATTCCGTTGACGACCTGTTGATTGAAAACTGCGCCCGCTACCTGCTGAAGGGATGGGAAGGCGTCGGTGAAGTGGTTGATGGCAAGGAGCAGGCCATTGAATACACCCCGGCGAAGGGTGTGGCACTGATTAAACAGCAGCCCGAGCTTTACTGGCAGATTCTGGCAACAGCCGCGGAAATCGCTCAAGGGAAGGCGGAGCAAGTAAAAGAAACCGTAAAAAAGTCCTCGAAGCGCAGTCCTGGCTGACTGAGTTCGGCGGAGAGCAGGGCGAAAAGAACCGCTGGAAACGTGAGCGTCTAAAGTTGCCTCCTGTCGCAGCGCCAGAAATTGACGATGTCTGCAACGAGATAATGAGAGCTTATGCCATCATCACTAGAAGTCGCAGGTACGCAGGGATGGCGGCAACCCCACTTCCTTTAAGGCTGGAAGATATCAATACCTACCTTTCCTGCAATCCGCTACACATTGATAGGGATGAATTCGAGGCGGCAATATTTGCCCTTGATGATGCTGACAAGGCAGAATGGGAGCGCAAGCAGGGGCAAAGGAAGTGATTATTAAGCGAACCAAAAGCTAAAAGATATTCAATATTAGCTAAATAACATAAAAGCCCAGCATGATAGCTAACTCACAGATAAGCTAAAAGGCGTTTTATGGACTTTTATATCAATATCAATAACATAAGTTAAAAAGATAAAATGAATAGCTAAATCAATGAATAGCTAATATTGACAGCTAAATCCAAATAAGCTAAGGTTTCAGGAGTCTTAGTGATAAAGGGTGATAGCGTGGACAATAAAAAGAGAGCAATCAAAGCAGCAGCAGTATCTGCTGCAGTTCGGTCGGCACCAAAGGCTACCCACTCAGGGGTTGAATCTGCGAGTGGTGTTTCTTGTGCGGTTTTGCCTGACGGACGCAGGGTAATTTCCATGCAGGGCAGTGGTGGCCTCGCCGAAACATTCGGTGTTTCAGTTGGATCTAAAATTCGCCGCGGTGGGTTCCTGGCGGTATGGCTGGTCAACTTCCATATGTCTTACAAGCACCAGAATTACAGCCATACATCCCAGATGAGCTGAGGGAGGCGCTCGCAGAGCCAATAGTATATAAGGTTGGTGTTGGTGCGGCTTATGGGATTGATGTGACTCTGCTCCCGGCGATATGCGAAGTATGGATAGAAGCAGAAAAAGATGGGGCTTTGCGTCAGAGAAACCATCTCACCACCGCGGTTAAGGCGAATGCACTTTACAAAGCATTAGCGAGAGTGGGCGCGGTTGCGCTTGTTGATGAAGCCACTGGCTATCAAAAGGACCGTGAGCGAGATGCTCTTGCGAAGCTTCTTGAAGAGTTTATCGCTAAAGAAATGAGACCTTGGGTTAGCACATATCCAGCAGACTTTTTTGAAGAGCTTTGCAGGCTTCGCAAAGTTCCATTCAAGGCCAATATGCGCAGGCCTCAGTACTTCGGTCATTTAGTGAATAACATTACATATGACAGAATGGCCCCTGACCTAAGAGAAGCGCTGAAAGAAGAGCGAGCTAAAGCGAAAAAGTCTGGAGCCAAGATGCATCAGTTCCTGTCTGAAGGCACTGGATTCAGCATGCTACAAAAAAGACTCACGGGCATAACCACTTTAATGCAGGCATGCGATGAATATGACGACTTTATCAGGCTCTTAGATAAGGTCCACCCCGTATTAAAGTCACCAGAAGGTGAAGAAGACATAAAAGAGTGATTGGTAGAACCCGCCTCGGCGGGTTTTCTGCATGCAACACCGCGCAATTTTCACCCCAGCAGGTTGATTCGTGATCAGCACCTGATAGGATGTGACTAAATGTTACCGATGGGGAATTTCGTGAAAAATACATTGTTTTTTATTGCCGCTGCCTTTCTTTTATCAGGCTGCGATAACTCGCCAGAGGCTAAAGAGAAATCTCAAAAGCGTGACGCTATCAAGGTCTGTTGGAGTGATCATGATAAGAAGTCGCTGGATGATGATGCCAAGCGATTTATAGCTGGCGTCTGTGAAAAAATGGAAACTGACTTCAAAACAAAATATGGCAGAACAAACATCACGCCTTGCGATTATCATTGACAGCACAGGTGCAGAAAGGAACGCCGAAAGCCTGGCCAGCGCATTGGGCAGAATGACTCAGGCAGGAAACAAAGCTACAGATGGTGCTAATAAGGTAACAAAAGCAACTGAGCAGGAGTCAGCAGCCTTAACTGATTTGCTGGATCGCATAGACCCGGTAAATGCCGCGCTGAACAAGCTCGATAAGCAGCAACAGCAGCTATCAAAATTTAAAGCCAAAGGCTTTTTAGATGATGAGACCTTTGCCCTATATTCCAAAAAGATAGAGGAAACTAGAGACAGGCTTACAGGCTTTACTCAGCAGCTAGGCAAGACTGGACAATCGGCGGCTCAGACAGCAAATGCCTTGCGCATGGTGCCGGCGCAATTTACAGACATTGTTGTTAGCCTTGCTTCAGGGCAGGCGCCCTTAACAGTGTTGCTTCAGCAGGGCGGGCAGCTAAAAGATATGTTCGGTGGCATTGGTCCTGCAATTAAAGGTCTTGGTACGTATGTTACGGGGATAATCAATCCTTTCACACTTGCTGCCGCCGCAGTTGGCACGCTGGGGCTCGCTTATTATCAGGGCAGCAAAGAGCAGGATGAATTCTTCAAGTCCCTGACATTGAGTGGCAACTTAATAGGAAAAACAACAGGTGATCTGGCCGATATAGCAACTCAGGTATCTAATACCAGTAAAGCAACCACTGGAGCAGCCGCTGCAGTTCTCAATCAACTGGTATCTACAGGTAAGGTTGCCAGCGGATCGCTTGAAAATGTAACCCGTGCCATTGTTACTATCAGCGATGAGACAGGCATTGCCACCACAGAGCTTGTCGATAACTTCAATCAAATCGCTTCCGATCCGGTCGATGCTATCACCAAGCTAAACGACAAATATCACTTCCTGACCCTGGCTACGTATGAGCAGATCAAAGCGCTTCAGGAGCAGGGTAATCAGCAAGAAGCTACCAGAGTTGCCACGGATGCTTACGCTGCAACCATGCAGCAGAGAGCAAACGATATTCATGAAAATCTTGGATTCCTTGAAGGTGCATGGAATGCTCTCGGCAACGCAGCCAAAAACGCATGGGATTCCATGCTTAACATTGGCCGCGAGCAGACCCTCCAAGAAAAGCTCGCAGAGGCTGAAAAGGCTCTGGAAAATGCAAAGAGTAGCAGAGGGATAGGTAACGGCTTCTGGAATACCTATGGCATGAATTACCAAGGTGGGGAGACGGCTGTAGATGATGCTCAGCGGCAAGTTGACCTGCTAAGGAGCCAGATCACTACCGAAAGCGTGTTAACTGGCATTATTTCAGACCACCAGAAGCAAGAGCAGAAACTGATTAAAACCCAGCAGGAGGCTGATAGGGTTAATCAGCAGTACCTGAGCAACGCTGACCGGCGGGCGAAAGCCATTAAGCAGCAGGATGAATTTCTCAAGGCGGGAGCAATCAGTGCTGCCGAATATGAGAAGAACATTGGCCGCATTAATGAGATGTATAAAGACCCGGAAAAACCGAAGGGTCGCGCATTCACCGAAGATGCCGGAACACGCATGCTTGACCAGTTGCGCCAGCAACAGCAGGTGCTGATGAGCCAGGCTGACACCGGCGAGAAGATTGGTACGCAGCAACAGGCGCTGATTAAGTGGGAGCAGCAGCTATCCGACCTGAAAAGTAAGGGAACATTAACCGCTGACCAGAAATCTTTGCTGGCTAATCAGGATAAAATAACTGCTCTGTATCAGCAGAACGCAGCGCTGGAGAAGCAAACGCAGCTACTTAAGCAGGCGTCCCAGCTTGCTGGTTATCAGTCTGCCTTGGACAGAGATAGAGGCAGCAAACAGTTGCAGTACGGCGCTGAAGAGTTAGCAGCATCAGGCGCAATGAGTTCCTACCAGCAGGGTATTCTTACGCAAAGGGCTTCGCTTGAGCAGCAACTGAATGACAAACTAATCCAGTTACGCCAGCAGAGAACCTCAGCGACTACAGATATCGATAAGCAAACTATTGATAAAGAGATAGTTATGCAGCAGGATGCCAATGAAAGGAGGTGCTTGCCGATTATGACAAGCACGTCACACAAATGGATCAGTCAAGACGCTCGTTCTCAGCAGGGGCTGCTCGCGCCTGGAATGAATATCAGGACAGCGCGGCCAATGCATCAGCAATGTCTCAGCAGCTATTCACAAGCGCATTCAGCGGCATGGAAGACGCCATTGTGAAGTTTGCGACCACAGGCAAAGCTTCATTCAAAGACTTTGCCACTTCAGTTATATCCGACCTGGCTCGTATCGCGGCTCGGCAGGCTATAGCTGGCATTGGCTCAAGTATCTTTGGCTCGGTACTTTCTGCCGGGGTTTCGGCTGCCACGGGTTCTGTCGGATCCACCCCATCTGGTGCTTATAACAATGCCGCTGCAGGACTGAAGTTCAATGCAAAAGGCGGAGTTTATGACTCTCCATCGTTGAGCAACTACAGTAACGGCATCTACAACAGCCCGCAGTTCTTCGCGTTCGCTAAAGGGGCCGGGGTATTTGGTGAGGCCGGGCCGGAAGCCATTATGCCGCTCGCCCGTGGCTCTAACGGGTCTCTCGGCGTGAGGGCGATAGGCGCTTCATCTTCTGCCCCGGCTATCAATATCGGCGACATCAACGTTGAGTTTAACGGCGAGGGGCAGGCGGCAGATACCAGCACGCAGAACACTGTAGCGGCCGCCAAGCAGTTGCAGGGCATCGTTCTGAAAACCGTAACTGACTGGGCGAAAAAAGAAATGTCCCCGGGTGGGGTCCTCTACAGAAAAGCCTGACGGAGTGATACATGGCTATCGACACATTCACATGGCGTGTTCGGGTTGGCGGAAGCGAAAACCTGAATATCTCGACCATTCAGGCGCAGTTTGGCGATGGTTATAAGCAGATAGCAAGCACGGGGATTAACACGGATGTTGCGACATGGAATCTGAGCAGACACGACTATGTTGATGATATCGCGCCGCTCAGGACTTTTCTGAAAGCGCACGTTATCAAATCCTTTTGGTGGACTAATCCCTGGGGTGAAACAAAGCTGTTTCGGGTCAGGGCAGACTCAATAGCTACCAAATGGGTTACTGAGAGCTTCGTAGAGCTGTCTTTCACCTTCGATCAGGCATTTGCGCCATGACCATCAAATAACCTCACAAGGTCGCTCAGGCGGCCTTTTTTTATGGGCCGCATATGAGCTTCACACAGGACATACAGCAGTTAGAGCCGGGCCAGCTTATTCAGCTAATCGAGATAGACGGCACGGCGTTTGGGATGGACACCATCCTTCGTTTCCACGCTCACAATATTGAGTCGACAGGCTGGGCAGCTTTCGCTGCTGACAATCTGCCAGCAATCATCTGGCAGGGCCAGCAGTATGACCCTTACCCGTATGAGCTAAAAGGTATCGAGCTTTCCAGCACCGGCGCTCAGCCAACGCCAACGCTATCTGTGGCTAACGTCAGCAACTATGTGACCGCGCTTTGCCTGGAGTATGACGACCTGGTCAAAGCCAAGGTGAAAATCCATACCACGCTGGCTAAGTACCTTGACGGCGCAAACTGGACGACTGGAAACCCTAACGCAAGCCCTTCAGATGAACGGGTGCAATTGTTCTACGTCAACTCGAAAACTGCTGAGACACGCGTTCAGGTTGAGTTCGAGCTGTGCTCTCCGTTCGACATCCAGAACCTGCAACTGCCTACCCGGCAAATCATCCCCGTCTGCACCTGGTGCATGCGAGGCTGGTACCGCACCGGTACCGGCTGTGACTACAGTGGCACACGTTACTTCCTGAAAGACGGCACGCCTACAGACAATCCGGCGCTGGATGTATGCGGTGGGCTATTGCCAGATTGCGAGAATCGTTACGGGAAAGGTAATCCGCTGTCGTTCGGCGGCATGCCTGCGGCTAACCTTCAGGGTAAATAACCATGCGAAAAAAACTGATGGATGCGATCCGCGCCCACGTTGAGGCTGAGTATCCGAAAGAGGCCTGTGGGGTAGTGGTTCAGGCCGGGCGGGCGCAGCAGTACGTAGCGTGCCGCAATATCTCAGAGACACCCACCGATTCGTTCACGCTGTCGCCCGAGGACAAGATCGCGGCGGCGGAGTTGGGTGAAATAATTATGGTTATCCACTCCCATCCGGATGTGGTCCAGCTGGTACCGTCCGAAATGGACCGTGTGCAGTGTGACTGGTCCGGCGTTGAGTGGGGCATTATGAGCTGGCCGGACGGGGACTTTTGCACTCTGGCACCGCGTGAAGACCGGGACTACGCTGGTCGGCGCTGGGTGCTGGGCTTTGCTGATTGCTGGTCGCTGATCCGCGAGTGGTATCAGCGCGAGCATGGCATCTCGCTGGGAGATTACTCGGTGCCGTATGAGTGGTGGGAGCAGGGCGAAAACCGCTATGACGATAACTGGCAGGCAGAGGGCTTTGTTCAGGTGGACCCGGCTGACATGCAGCCCGGCGACATGATCATGATGCGCGTGCAGGCCTCAGTAACCAATCACGCTGCCATCTACCTCGGACGCCATGAGCACCAGGAAAATATGATGCTGCACCACAACTTCGGCAGCCTTTCTTCCCGGGTGCCTTACGGCAAATATTTCCGTGACCGTACCGTTCGTGTGGTGCGCCATAAGGAGCTTATGAATGCTGAAAACACTAATTCTTGACGGGCGCATGGCGAAGAAGTTCGGGCGTGAGCACAAATTCGATGTAGCAGATCTGCGTGAGATGCTTCGCGCCATGTGCAGCCAGGTTCCCGGCTTTAAGCGCTACCTTTCAGAAGGTCATATGAAGGGGATCCGCTTCGCCTTCTTCAATGGCAAAAACAACATTGGCCTCGATGAGTTTGATATGACCCGGGGCGGCGAGGTTTATCGTATCTCAGCCATTACCGAAGGTTCAAAGCGTGGTGGTGTGCTGCAGATCGTTATCGGGGCAGTTGCTCTCGTGGCCGCATATTTTACCGCTGGCGCGTCGTTGACCGCGCTAGGCCTTAGCGCTTCAGCCGCTGCAGCCACGACTACCGCTCTGACCGGTCTCGGCCTGTCGATGATGCTGGGCGGCGTTGTGCAGCTGCTCACCCCGCAACCAAAATATAACGTCGGTGCATCTTCCAGCACTGACAACAAGCCAAACTACGCCTTTGGCGCACCGGTGAACACCGTAGCAATGGGGTACCCGGTGCCGGTGCTGTTTGGCGAGCGGGAGATAGGCGGGGCAATTATCAGTGCGGGCATTTTCTCCAGCGATCAGCAATAGGACAGGCAATGGAGAAACTTGCAGAAGGGTTAATCATTTTCACCTCACCCAAGATATCCAAATTAGTTCAACCATCTCACAAGCAAAACAAGATATACAGCGAGGATGAAAAACAAAGATATCTTCATGATGCTGAAGGCGAAGCGAGATTTTTGGACTGGCAAAAGCCCTCCTGGAATGAAGGGGGTAATGTGCACAACTGGCATAACTATGCCACTCCTGCGCTGGAGATTATCTGGGAAACATTCACAGATCAGCAGAAGAAAGTGATAGCAGCAGTCTTGGATAACAATGCATCCAATGAAATATGGGAATAAGCAAAAATATCAAACAAGCCACCTTCGGGTGGCTTTTTTTATGGGTGAAATATGCGACTTCTTAACGGTGAGATGATTATTCAGGGTAATAAAGGTGGTGGAGGCAAGCCGCATACACCTGTTGAGGATCCTGATGACCTGCTGTCGGTAGCAAAATTAAAGATGTTGCTTGCCATCACCGAGGGAGAAATCCAGGGTGAATTGACCGCGCAGAACATCTTCCTCAACGATACCGCTCTCGCTAATGCCGATGGCAGCTATAACTTCACCGGCGTTAAATGGGATTTCCGTGCTGGCACGCAGGACCAGACATATATTCAGGGCCTCCCGGAAGTAGATAATGAGTTGTCTGCTAACGTAGCGGTAACGACTTCATCTCCCTGGACACGTCAGTTCACCAACCTGACGCTTGATGCCGTGCGCATAAAGCTAAGCCTTCCTGCGCAGTACGCCTACAAAGACAACGGAGACATGGTCGGCACGGTCACTGAGTACGCCATTGACCTCTCCACAGATGGCGCGGCGTGGCAGACAGTAGTTAACGGTAAATTCGACGGAAAGATGCGACCAGTGAATACCAGCGCGACCACCGTATTGACCTGCCAGAGGCTACAACAGGCTGGGCTGTCAGAGTGCGCCGTATCACTCCTGATTCCATTGGTAACTCCAAGCTCGTTAACGCGTTTAAGGTTTTCTCTTTCGCTGAGGTAATCGACAGCAAACTGCGCTACCCCAACACAGCACTTCTGTTTATTGAAGTAGACAGCAGCCAGTTTACCAGCGGCGCCCCAAAGGTGACCTGTAAACCGAAAGGTAAGCTTGTCCGTGTGCCTGACACCTACGACCCTGCGAGCCGGACATATGGTGGCACATGGTTGGGTGGCTTCAAAATGGCCTATACCAACAACCCGGCATGGATATTTTACGACCTCGTGCTGGATGAAATTTATGGGATGGGCACCCGCATCGACTCCAGCATGATCGACAAGTGGGAACTGTATGCCATCGCACAGTATTGTGACCAGATGGTGTCTAACGGGGCAGGAGGCACGGAGCCGCGCTTTACATGCAACGTATACATCCAGAGCCAGCAGGACGCATACACTGTGCTGAGCGACCTGGCGGCGGTATTCCGTGGCATTACCTTCTGGGGTAACGAACAGATTTACGTACGCGCAGATGTTCCGCAGGACGATGTTGATTACACCTATCATGCTTCAAACGTCATCGACGGGCTATTTACGTATGGAGGCGGCAGCTACAAAAACCGTTACACCTCTGCGCTAGTGTCCTGGTCAGACCCGCAAGACCATTACAGCGACACGGTAGAAGGGGTCTATGACTCCGCACTGGTAGAGCGTTACAACGTAAACCAGATGACGATGACAGCGATTGGCTGTACGTCACAGAGTGAGGCTCACCGCCGGGGCCGCTGGGCGCTCCTGTCCAACTCCCGTGATGGTACGGTATCGTTTGGCGTTGGTCTGGACGGGTACATCCCACTCCCGGCGGAAATTATCGGTATCGCAGACCCTTTTCGAGCCGGAAAGCAGAACGGCGGGCGCATCCGGGCTCGGTGAGCGGGCGGAGTGTGGAACTGGACCGTCCTGTTGACTACTCGACCGGAGATCGTCTTGTGGTCAACCTTCCGGATGGTAAGTCACAGACGCGGACGATTTCGGCAGTAAGCGCAGATAAGCAGACTGTAACGGTCAGCACATCCTTCAGGATTGCTCCTGTTCCTGGCTCTGTGTGGGCTATAGACAGCGATAACCTTGCAATTCAGTATTATCGAGTCACGTCCATCCGGTCTAACGACGACAGCAACGGTGGCTTCACTATCGCCGCGGTGCAGCACGATCCGGATAAATACCGCTATATCGATGACGGTGTACGCATTACCCCTGCGCCGGTGACTGTAACGCCGATAAGCGTTATTCCTGCGCCGAAAAACATCGTCATTTTCGAGACCGATCATATCGAACAGGGTATGACTGTCGCGAGCATGAACGTGACATGGGATCGGGTAGAAGGCGCTATCAGGTATCAGGCTCAGTGGCGCAAGGATAGCGGCGACTGGGTTAACGTTCCGGTGACCAGCGCCCAGGGATTTACGGTGCAGGGTATCTACACAGGGAACTACGATGTGCGGGTGCGCGCGCTGAACGCGCAGGAGTCCAGTTCGCCCTGGGGTTATGCTGACACGACCTACCTGACCGGGAAAACGGGCAAGCCCGGCACACCGCAGAACCTGCTGGCAAGCGACGATGTGGTGTGGAACATCAACGTTACCTGGGCGTTCCCTGATGGTTCTGGCGACACGGCTTACACCGAGCTACAGCGTGCAACCACTGACGATAAGGCTAACCCGCTGACGCTGGCCACTGTCCCTTATCCGGCAACCAGCTATCAGCATGGGCCGATGCCTGCAGGCGTGAGGCAGTGGTACCGCGCGCGACTGGTGGATCGTATTGGCAATGCCGGCGACTGGACTGACTGGGTAATGGGTACATCTTCCGTCGATGTGAGCGCAGTCGCAGCTGACATTCTGGAGCAGATGAAGGACACGGCTGTTTTCAAGGATCTGATCGAGAACGCTGTAGAGACCAGTCAGACGGTGGCCGATCTGGCTGCCACAATTGCCGAAAATGCTGACCAGCTGGCGGCGGCCGTCGGCGCAACCCGGGAAACCGCCGAGGGCGTTATCCAGAATGCGCTGGCTATCGCCGAAGTTGTGTTCCGTCAGTCTGCCCAGCAGGGGGAAAACTCCGCGCAGTTCGAGCAGCTGCGTGAGGTGATCGCCACTGAAACGGAGGCGCGCGTTACCGACGTTACCCGTCTTGAGGCGTCAACGGAGGAGAACGCGGCGGGCATTACTGAAGTGCGCCAGGCGTTGGCTAGTGAAACGGAAGCGCGGGCTACAGCAGTTAACCAACTGACGGCAGCCACCAAAACAGCGTCCGATAAAGCCGATGCGGCAAGTGATGCAGCCGATGCTGCGACTAAGGAGGTTGCGAAAAACACCGCTGCCATCACACAACTGGATCAGGTGGTCACGACGCTGGACAGCGCCACGGCCTCCCGGTTCGATGAGCTGGCGGGTCAGACGTCTGAGGCGAGCGGCAGTTTGCAAAACGTAGGGGTCGCCCTGATTCAGAACACGCTGGCGCAGGTCAGCGCCCGCCGGACCCTGACAGCAGTGAATGCTGCCAACAGCGCCCAGATTGACCGGATCGACAAGGTGACCGCCAGTGATCGTGAGGCATCCGCGCAATCATTGCTGCAGATAACCTCACGTGTAGACGGCGCTGTTGGCTCAATCAAAAGCATCAATCAGACGTTCGCTGATTACCGGCAGTCCACGGCATCGCAGATCACCTCGCTGACGGCCTCTATTGGAAGTGTAAGCGCAGCTGTGACCACGAATGCCCAGGCGACTGCCGATGTCAACAATAACCTGAACGCGATGTACAGCATCAAGGTGGGGCTTGACGCTTTCGGGCAACTCTACGCAGCAGGTATGGGGCTGGGGGTGCAGAACACGCCGTCAGGGATGCAGTCTCAGGTAATTTTCCTGGCTGACCGGTTTGCTGTGATGACACAGGCTGGCGGCGCAATCTCATTACCGTTTGTAATCCAGAACGGACAGACATTCATCCGTGAGTCGATTATCCAGGACGGCACGATCACAAACGCCAAAATCGGCGACTTCATCCAGTCGAACGGCTTCACAGCGAACGTCACCGGCTGGCGACTCTCCAAGAGCGGCACTTTCGAGAACTACGCTAGTGACGGATCAGGGGCCATGAAGCAGACCGGATCCACTATCAGCATTAGGGACGGCAGCGGTCGCCTTCGCGTGCAGATCGGCCAGATTACAGGAGTGTTTTGATGGCGTTCGGTATCCAGACATGGGCGGCTAATGGTACGCCAAATAACTATGGCTTAGTCCCGGTCACTGTGGCCGGGTATTTTAGCGTTGGGTTAAACCAGCAATCCGGGGCGGTATCCTATCCGGTTCCGCCCGGTTTCGCGCTCTACGTCATGCCCGTTTGCGCCAGCAATGTTTACACTACTGCTCGTCGCCGCTTTACGATTACAGGCGGCACGATAAGCATCTCCGCTGCCGCCGAGAATGACTTTGGTGCGGGGACCTATCCAGCCTATGAAGGCTTCGTTATCGCTTACCTGAGGGCAGCATAATGGCTGACTGGGGAGCATTATTCGTAACGGAGTCCGGTGCACCGTTTCTGACGCCGCAGGCGACACCGCTGGCGCTCTATGCGAAACAGTCTGTAAACGTTTCTGGTGCTAACGGTGCACAGACGGTCGTAACCCAGACGTTTCTTACCGGGAAGCCGATCATCCCGTTTGTGGTCGGCACGTCCCGCTTTACCTCGCGCTATTCTGTCAGCGGGAACGTGTGTACCGTTATCCTGGACAATGGGCAGAGCGGGACCGCAGATGTCTATTTCTTCTCGATCTTCCCTCAAACTCCTCCTCCCTGGGGTTTTGCAGTATGGGGCGAGGATGGTAACTGCATCCTGACGAATGAAACGCGCGTCCTGACAGACGTAAATGCACTCGGTGTTTCCGGTGACGATGCACAGGGAGGCTACAACATCAACACCACTCTGTCCGGCAAATGGGGCGTAGTGCCGGGTATGTGCGGGCTGGTGACGGGAGTAATTAACGACGGGGGTACCCGCCCCTACCAGGATCAGTTCTTTTTCCATGCGCAGTGGAACGGCAGTAGCACCATCATCAAATCGGCTTCACAGCACGGGCAGGCCCCCGGCGGTATTGCTAACGCGGCGTATCACAATATGCGCAATCAGGCATTCATTCTGAATCTGGCAAACTACGACTAAGAGGATTAATAAATGATTTACACCACAGGTACGATCGCCGGCAGCGGCAGCACACTCACTGGTACCGGCACCAATTTCACCGCAGCGGGCAGTCTAATCCGTAACGGCTGTACCGTCATTGTTATGACCAGCCCGGTGCAGGTATTTCAGATCACAGCAATCAACAGCGCCACACAGCTGGCAGTGTCGCCTGCGGTTAACCCGGCAATCCCGGCAGGGACGCGATATTCGATCCTGCTCAGCGATTCGCTCAGCGTGGATGGGCTTGCGCAGGATATTGCCGAAACATTCAAGATGTACCAGGCGTACATGAGCGGTTTTGCCGACGTGATGACTGGATCGGGGAACGTCACAATAACCATAGATGGCAAGGCCTATACAGTCCCGGCGCAGAAATCGCTGGCCCAGAAAAACTCCAACGGGGTATTGCCCCTGGCGCAGGGCGGCCTTGAGGCGAATAACGCCTCTGATGCTCGCAACATACTGGAGCTGAGGAAAGGTTATCCGCTCGTTGAGGCGAGCACGTTTAACGACAACAATATTGACACACTGGTAGCCAGGCTCCGGACCAAAAGCCTGGCAGCCTTTCAGAACACTAACGCCATGTCAAGTGAGTTCTACGAGATCCCGCAGAGTGCTCCCACACTATGGGTGGCCGCCAATGACACATGGTTTCTGATGAGCGTGTCTTATTTTACCCGTGGGATACGGGTTATGTCGGGGTATGGCACATCGGGCGTAACTACAACCCGCCTGCTGCTGGACAGTCTGACCACGACGGTAGATGGCAACGGGTTTATTAAAAAGGCGTCTCCTGTTGTCCGGCTAACTGACGACCCTGAAAAAATGCCTGTCGGTTTCCTGGAGGATTTTACCCTGGGTGGCTGCGCTGCGGTAAATCATGAAGCAGAAGGAGTGATGGCGGAAAAGGTTTCGACAGGGGTTTACAAATTGCACGGATCTCTGGGTTTCCATACTGATGGCTGGACCATCGAGATCCCGCAGGACACCAACGGCAACCGGCTGTGTTTTGTCGAAACCGATGTTGCTGCCGACGGCGTAATAACGGTCTCCATCTTTAAACGCCGCTTTGATGTCGATACGGCGATGATCGTTGCCGGTGAACCGATGGATATCCCAGCAGGAAGATGGGTAGACCTGCGTCTGGAAATGCCGGAGGATTCCATTTACAACCGCAAGTTGAAAGATGCCGCGCAGGCAGCGACGACATCAGCGCAGGGAAGTGAGGAAGATATGAAAGGGGAGTAGGGCAGGAAGAAGGCATAGCTCTGCACCTGTGCAGGGCTTTGCGCTCTCTGGGGCATGCATGGGGCAAAAAATTAGCGCAAAACAACTCAAAACCGCCGAAGGTCGTGATTCGTCTTGCGCTAATGCTTTGGTTTACGCCTGCTTTTAACTTACTTCAGCTTAAAACATAAAAAATATCCCGCACATCATGATAAAACATTGAGAGTGATGTAAGTGGCTGAAATACAGTTCTATTGTATTCCGGCCGCTTTCTTATGGGGCATCTGTGGGGCAGCGAAGTCAAAATTATCGTTAAGCAGGGCGATTTGATCGCCATTTTTCTCTGCCATCCACTTCCCATATACAGTGAATACCATCTGCGCATTTGTATGTCCCATCTGGTTAGCGATAAAGCTCGGGTTGGCCCCCGCGCTTAATGCCCAGCACGCGAAAGTGTGTCGTGACTCGTATGCTTTTCGGTGTCTGATGCCAGCCCGTTTCAGGAGATGATTCCATGACGCCGCTATAGAACCAGGGATATAGCAAATGCTCTTTGTGGGATACCGTCCGGAAACTGACGGGTTGAAAACGAAAGTGCATGAGTCTGTCCTGGTCTTGCCGTACTCTCGCAGGTTAACGACCACTTCCTGCAGAGACTGCATGCGCGTAAATTGCATCTGGCTCTTCAGCGCCTCAATAGCTGGCTGGGTCAGATTAATTGTCCTGATGCCACTTTCGGTTTTTGGTGGAGTGAAGTGATCCGAAATTGCCAGATTTCGGGTTACCTTCACTGTCCAGTTAACCGTGTCTACATCCTCCCATGCTAAAGCACAAATCTCTCCGTGCCTCATCCCCGTGCTGACCGCCAGAATCCACAGATTCCGGATCTGCTCATGGTTAGCCACCGCCAGCATGCGGACAAACTCCTCCTTTGTTAAAGGATCAGGCTCTGATTTAGCTTTCCTGAGCGGCTTTATGTCTGAAATTATCGGTCCGCTTGTGTAACCATTCCTTTCGGCAAACTTCAGCATTTCCTGCATGACAGCCATATACCCGTTTACCGTTCGCACCGTCCGACCTTTCTTGTGCGATCTCTCAAGAGTCTTCCCAATCAGCTGCCAACCAGTCAGTAGCTCATGACGCAGAGACATCAGGTCCTCATGGGTAAGAGAAGATACTGGACTGGTGTCGTCAATAATGCGAAGACACATTTTAATGTATGACGAGTAGCGCATGTGCGTGTTCTTGGCTAATACGGTCTCCTTTAATGCCAGCCATTTCTGAGCCATCTCCGCCACTGTTGTCCTTAACTTGTGGTCGTGGTTAATGGTGGCTCTCGGTGAGTTTGGGAACTGAGCCGAGTAATCGAAGGTGCCGGTTCTGATCGCATAACAGATTGACGTCCTTAGCTCTCCGGCAATCTTCCTGTTTTTCGGTGTGTCAGGAACGCCGAGATTCTCTCGGACCCGCTCACCCTGGTATATAAACCACAGGCGCAAATTGCCCCCGTGGTTCTCGACCCCGGTTGGATATTTAGTCATACCTTTTCCTCTTTGTTAAAGGTATCGCTATTTAAGCAGATTTTTGCCGTGGGATCGCCGGTCGTTGTCTCTCTACCCAATTGTCAACCTCATGTCGGTTATAGAGGATAGGGGAGTTATCCTTCGGCTGACAGTCACCTGAATAGTGCCGGTACTCACGACCCTCCATCCATGACCTTTCCCTGGCTGACTTGATGGCATTCTTCGTCAGGCCGGTGATAGCCATAAGAACCTCTTCAGAAACCCACTTATTCGGCACGAGTTGAATCACTTCGGTCATCGTCTTTCCTCCGGGAAAAAATAAACCGCCTTATTCGGCGGCCATAGTGATGTAGCTTTACAGAAGCTTCTTACTGATAACGCGGTAAACGTACGGCTGGCGGGATTCGTGAATGGAGTTCTTGTTGAACATGATTTTCAGGGCGTCGGCCTTGCTTTCGTGCACCGATACGACTTCCTCAACTTTTACTACCGACCTTCTGTGATGCCTGACGAGTATGTGAACCCTCATTGCTTCCTCCGTGCAAAAAGAAGCCCCGGCTAGCGGGGCAATTACATCAATCCGAACTCCAACGCCAGTCTCCTGTGTCAGAGCGGTGCGGGATTGCACCCAACAGCCTACTCAGGGAGTAGGCTGTAAGTTGCTATCACCCCATCAAGTTAAGCTTTCTCTCAACCTCATCGGGGTCGACCTCAAAATGCTGGCACCAGGCGAGCCAATCATCCTCATGCTCGTCAGCCATTCGCTGCACAGCGCTTACCTCATTCTCAGTAAGCAGGTCTTCCTTGTAGTCAAAGCAACAGACCGCGCGCAGACGCCCTCCGATGCCCATGAAGTTATCCGTGAACTGGATAGGCGGCTCCTTTCCATCCTCAAACTCGACAACAAAGGTCATTTTGCTCATTATCCTCTTTCTCCTTTCCCCAGCGCGTCATACTGGTTAGGTGTTGTGTCGATGGGGTGGTTGGTGACAGGAGGTGAGGGGAGTGGCTGCCAGTGGGTTGGGTTAGATATGCGGCAAGCATCTTCTATCAGGCCTTCACCATATTCGTAGAATACACCCCCAATGAAAACGGCAGGATATATGTCAATCCAGTGATCACATACGATTACGGCGTCTCTATCCTCCGGCATCCTGTCCGCGCACGCTATCCAGCCATCACCTTCCTGCTCAGCCTTACGCGCCTCCCTGCTTGCCTGCCATGCCTCCCAGCACACATCCAGCAGATACTTGTTAGGATAATCCTCAGCATCCCAGCCCGTATGCTCTTCAAACCACGCCTCAAACTGCTCCCGCTCGCTCATACCCATGAACCCCTCTGCTTGTTCTTCAATTCAATTTCTTCCTGGCACGATGCGCACGTCCTGCACCCCGGCACAGCTTCACGCCGCGCCTGTGGGATATCGTCTCCACACTCGGCGCAGTGCGTCGCTGATACTGCGTTGCGGTCTATGCGATGTGCTGAAATGGCCTGCTCGCGAAGAAGCTCTTCAAGCTCGCTGGCCTGATCGATGATTTCAGGACTCATGCTGCCTCCTCATCTCGGGGCTTGCAGAAAATTCCGCATTCAAAATCCATATCCTTCATCGGACGGCCAATTGCATCTGCCGGAAGTTCATCAAGGAACATGCGAACGCCTTTGTGGCGAACCAGCTTTGTGCCTATTCGGCGTGATTGCTCAGCGCGCTGCTGGAAAACTTCAGGGTGTTTTTTTCTGACGTGATTCCAGTAGGTTGGTGACGTAGCCTTTACACAACCAATGCAATTTGCGTTTGGATAGCCCAGCTTGTAGATGCGTGGCAGGACGATTCCCTCTTCGAGTAAAATAGTGAAGCAGTCACCTTTTGTAAGTCCGGCATCAATGAGCACTGGCAGCAGATCGTGCCGCTCATTTTTAACAAAGTTGTCGGCGCGATTGGCTTCATCTGCAGTAAAACCCAGAACAACATGGTCACACCTGTTGCTTTGCTCCCAGTGCTTTCTGGCTAGTTTCTTGAGGGCTTTGGTGCATGGCGCACCCGCAATGCCAGACATGTATTGCTGATGGTCCCACACTTCTACAGCACTGGCATTCGGAAACATTGGGTTAACCACGGACTCAATATTGATCCCCAGCCATCTCGCCTCTATGTCGTGAAGAAAGCGGACATTATCCTCATCCTCTTCAACGACCGGATTGTTCAGTACGCGAATATCGTGAGTATCGCCATATTTCTCTATGGTCAGCTTGGCGGCCACGGCACTGGCGGCCCCGCAAGAAAACCAAACTGCTATGACTGGCTTGCTCATGCTGCCTCCCTACGTGCGATAACCCTCGCACCGAATTGCATTAGTTCATCCCGATTCACAGTTGCGAAGTGGCAGTGCTTGCTGGCGTCAGGTGTTATGCCTTTGGGCGGGGTGGATTTCCGCGGCGAATGTTCTCTCTCTCAGCTACGCGCTGAGCGATTATTTGGTTGCGTGTTATCTTTCCATCTGGCTTTAGCCATCCGTGTCGCTCATGGATGTACGGGAGAACTACTCCGCCCACCCGAATGTCATCGTGGATATGCTTCAACGGGATTCCCTCTCGCTTAGCTAACTGGCGGACAGATTCATAGGTTCGATCAAGGATTCTTGCGATGGTTTTGGGCTTTGCTTTTCCGGCGAGGCGTTTAACTATCTCTATGTCCAGTCGAGACCATGGCCTTCCGTGGCTAAGTTGGTTAGGCCTGGCTTTGTATATCGCTTTGTGGCGGTACATTTTTATCCAGATCCTTTTTTCGCTTTTCGTAAATGTCGGTGACTTTTTTCTGATGTTCTGCACTGCTGGCTGTAGCATTTTTTGCGCGTTCGTATGCGGACTCCAGCTTTGGCAGGTCCATTGCCGGTGCGTTGTTAGCGAACCAGTCGAGAACCTCTTGTGGTCCTGATTTTTTAACCTCAAGCTTCCGCACACGGTGCTCCTGTCGTTTACCGCGTGAGACTGACAGCATCATTGAGAAGTCAGCCTCAACGTCACTCATCGCCGAAATCTTGATGCCGCCAACCGCAACGCCGCCAAACCTGACAGACGCGTCACCAATGAGTGTGAGAGATCGGCCAACCCATGAATGACCATCTGCTCCCCAGCCGCCAATTAACACGCGACGCATTGATTTAGACGGTTTGTAGGGTCGTCCTTCATAACCTTCGAGGTCGATGAATACAGGCTGCTCAGAGTTGCCAGCCCGGACGGCTTTGATTACCGCTGTGATGCTCTGGCTCTGAACATCTTCAAAGTTGATTTGGTCTGATTTGGGGATAATTGTGCGTGAGAGATCCATCAGAGAATTACCTCGTCGTCATATTCTTCATCCAGCAGATAGGCTGGGACGTTAATTTCGTTGGATGGCAGGACGATCCCCTCATATTTCAGGTTTTCGTCTTCCTGGCATTCTTTGATTTTCCAAAGTGCAGAGAACATCTGCTGGCGGCCAAGCTCTAACGACTCCTCGCCGATGTAGTACATGCAGTTGCGATATGGCGCTGTGTTCTCGATGGCGAAGAAAGCAAACTGATTGCGCTCAATGCCGGCAGCTAGCTTCAGAACATAGAGATAGAAGGCTGCCTGAATGTGGTAGTGAAACTTTCCGAAAGCGTTGCTGAATCCGCGTTCCGTTGCGTCGCGGCAACTCTTGACGTCCAGCGGGTAGGGCGCATTGTCTGAAAGGCGGTCAAAGCGGCATTTCAGCTCAAGGCCTGTTTCGGGGCAGGTGGCGAACATCGACACCTCAGAAGCGCCAGGTGCCGTCAGGTAGTCCATGAAGTCGTCATTCATCCTTGATGACTCAAGCATCCTGGTTACCGTTTCAACCTCGCTACCCACCAAAATATATTCAGGATTCGTACAAGTTGCCGCCTCTTTGTATTCCTTTGAAGATCTTGAGGTAACATCAGGCATTAGCAGGTAGTCATTTCTGAACAACCCAGGCTCCAACAGGGCAGCATGAATGGCGCTGCCGAGGTGGGCAGACTTGCTGCCCTTGAAGGGATTGAAGTAGAGATTGGCCGGGCTTTCACTGACCGCCTTAACCGACGTTGAGCCAATGGCCGGATCGGCATGATAGTCTGCATTGGACATACCGTGATAAATGCCTGTTTTCATCACTGCGCCTCTTCGATATCAATCTGATGCTTTGCGATTACCCCGGCCATGTAACTGATGTGCTCAGCCATGCGCTCCTGAAAGTCGACGTCGTCGTCAAACGCCCGGGAGATGGCCTGCACGCTCACGCCAGCACGCTGGAGGTTATCGATGCACAGGGCCTCAAAATGGCGCTGTGGCAGTGCCTTATCGATATCCTTAGCCAGCTCATCCTCTTTCTCTTCGCGGGCAATCTGCTGGTAATGGCGCGTCCAGTCCTGCGCCTCGATTCTGTCCTGTGCGTAATATGCGTTCATAGCTCAACTCCTGGGTGAGCGAGGGCCGCCGCGTAGTGGCTGCCGGGGTGGAAATAGGGTGAGGTGGTGCTTATCGGTTAGGGCGGTACCAGGGGAGGCCTAGTGCGTCTTTAATCTGGCGGTGAGCTTCCATCCACATAGCGCCGTCACTGAGGAATGCCGCAATGGCAGCCTTGCTTTGCGCTGGACACGGAGGTGATGATGGTTAATCTTCATCTGGAGACTCCACTCTGACGCCGGGAAGCAATGGAAGATGCTCATAGAGCCGCTCGCGAATGATTTCAGGTTTCAAGCCGCCTTCAATATAGCCAGCCATTATCTTGATGAAATTATCGATGATGCCGATCCGCGCCATTTCTTCAGCAGAAAGTGACGGCCTAAACAGGGCGTTTTCAGTGCGTACACAATCCAGCCCGCTGTAGCTCCGCTCATCAGTTAGCCAGGTAAAAGCGACACCGTCTTTAGTGACAGCCTCGATCTGTACCGGCAACCATCTGCCTTCGAGGGCACTGTAAAAATCGCAGAGCTGACCAACCGGCGGCAATCCCTGCCCATCCCACGCTGCCGGCTTATTAAGCAGCATCTCTTTGCTGGCAGAGAGAGCGGCTTCGTATTGCGGCATGGTGACAATAGCTGTTTTCCAGTCATCGGCAATTTTCAATCCGGTGACATAATCTATCCATGAGTTATCACAGCGCCAGGTGTGCTCTCTATCATCAAGAATTGGGACCAAGTGATTATGGAAATTAACAGCCCCATCACTGTCCTGAGTGAATTGAAAGCAATCATCTGGAATATCTTCTCTTTTTATAAAACGCACCAAAATCTCAATCAGCTTCATGCCTTCATCTCCGTTAAGTGACCGAAGCCAGCAATCTGCATCTGCTGGCGGTTCATGCTTAAGGTGTTGCGAGAGTTATTTACATCGGTAAGCAGCCACTTGTAGCCGCACGCAAGCGGTGTGACGCGATACAGCGTGTTGTTGTGGGTGACGGTCATGATGCCTCCCGGTCATTGCTGCGCTCTGAATCCTGCTGCCACGCCTTACGCATGAAGTCTTCGCTAAAGTCCATTACCGGTGCCTGCACGAAAGCGATGTACGCCTCTTCCTGACAGTTTGTGCAGTACCCTGAGCGGATAGCGCATCCGCAGTTTTCGCAATGCTTAGCCATAATCATCTCCCCGCTTATCGCCGCGGCGCGGAACGTTGAACAATTAACTCGCGTGTCTGTTGCCAAAAAAGAAGCCCACTCGAAAGCAGGCTTTTGTTTGGGCAAAAAGAAACCCGCCGGAGCGGGTCTATTCAGTTGGTGGTTTTGGTAATGGCATCCAATGCGTGACCTCCCTTAGTAATTCCGTAGCGCTGTTTTGATTGCTGCAGCCATTGCCGTTATGGTCAGGCCAAAAGCCTCTAAATCTCCATACTCCAACATCATTTCCATCGCTAACGATTACAGACTGTCCGTAAGCAGGCTCAAGGCCTGAGCGCTTAACCCACTCCATCCTCTTTCCCCTCTCTGTATAAGAAACCCGACCGGCTATGTAGCCGCTATGAAATATTTGGCTGTGTGGTGGCCGGTGCTGATCTCCGACATAAGGCGCTTTTTAGGCGGCTGGAGCTGACTTATTTGCTTAGCTATCCCCGGGAGTCAGTCACGTCCCCCTACGCATCAGCCTGCGCATTCACCACACACCAAATACCTCAGTAAAGCCGCGCTAGGCGGCTATTGAGGTTCGCGAGGTTTGTGATTGAATCGGTACCAACCGTCGGTTAATTCAAAGGGCGCGTAACTGTCACGGCGCTCAGCGAAACCAAGTTCCACTGAAAGCGCATGTAGTTCATGGCGGCGCTTAATCTGCTCCATGGCAATCCACGCAGCATCAGCGTTGCGCTTTTGAGCTTGCTTTGGAGTCAGCTCTAAGCTGTTTATGGAGCTCAACTTCTGCTGTCGCTTCATGTCCTGCTTCATATTTCGCAGAACATTCATCATTGAATCGATACGCTGAACGTCGTCGATCATCCTCTCACCCTCTGTTAGATTTGCCGTCAGCCCCTAAGGAGCTGCTGTTGAAATGCTCCCGCCGGGCATCGCGTATCTGTCTCAGCTGATGCTCTGTAGCGTGCTTGTGATGCTTGCTGATGTGACACACCGGTGTGCGTGGGTCGAACTGAATACCGCACACCGGGCACTTAATGCTTTTCTTCATGGGCAGCAACACTTATGCGCTTAGCTCTTTCAGCTTCTGAAGCGCCTTATTCATCTCATCCATGCAGTCGATGAATTCGTCGAGTTTGCGCTGCATTTTCCCTGCTGCCTGGAACACCTCAAGCTTCACCGGCTGGAGCTTTTTGTTGAAGAAGTCAGTTTCACTGCGCTTTTTCTCAGCCTCTTCTGCCGCCTTAAGAAGCTGCTCGGCCTGTCGTCTTAATGCTTCTGGAGTGGTTGCTACAACTAAGTTTTCCATTTGTTTATCCTGTGGTTTTGGAGGCTCAGCAGTCGCGACCGCCTTCTGAACTGGTTGGGCTTTTAACGGGAATACATAGCCGGGAATTGAGTTGGGATATCCGTATTTTTTATGTCGAAGGAAAGTCATCACGTTTTTCCCGTTCAATGGTTTGGCCTGCAATACCAGAATGCTTTCCCTCTGCTCAAGAAACTCGACAAGAGAATCCTTTTCACTTTTACTTAGGGATCCGAAAGCGCCCACCTTATTGCTTATTCTCGTCAGCGTGACGCCTTCAGGCATCTTTTCGACAAAGCTCTTTACCTCTGCCAGTGGTCGATAAAGCTTCGAAGGCAGTGTTGATGGCGTCATATTTACCTCGCTGTGACTTGCTTGGACTTGCGGTAACCAGCTGCGAAGATAGCCACTTCTGGTAAGCAGCTTGCGCCGCCCTTATTGATTTCGCGCAGACTGCCGAGCGAAGTGGCTCGCAGTACGCGGTTGCTGCAATCTTCTGACAGGCGTGAAAATGCACGCTCTATCTTCTGGCAATACTCTTTGCGCTCGCGGTGCTCAGCTGCGCGTTTAGCCTTGTAACGCTGCCTTGAGTTCATATCGGTGTCCTCAGTAAGTGCTTGGGTGGTGTGGTAGGTGGGAGACCCATTTCGACCCGCTTCGGCCTACTTCAATTCGGCAATAGTTCCGCAGGCCTCGCCGCTTTACGTGCGACACATTCCCGTCCATGAACCCTTCACCACACCCCGAAGCACTTTCTTCGGCCTCCCCGCAACAGGGAGGAATCATCTTGTTAAATAAGCAGCCTGACTTCCTGTCTGGCGCGGCTTAACTTCCTGTGCCGCTGTCGATGTTTCGTTTCGATGGATTGATAATAGCAATGAGTATTATCTATAGCAATACGTATTGATATAATTCAATAGCAAAAAGTATTATGTAATTGATACCTATAGGGATTTATTTTCAGATTTTTTTGCAGGTGTGATACGCGTGGTGGTTTTTAAGGTCGAAGGAGGGTGCTTGCTGGGGATCTGATACTGAGGGCACAAAAAACCCGGCACGGTGGCCGGGTATTAGAGAGCGGACTTGATGGTGCTGATGATAGATGGCAATAGTTGAGCAAGGAAAATAGCGCTGACCACCCAAACTATTATGCTGAATTTGGCATCACTGACATCAGACTTTGTTGCATAGTTAGATTTAATGACTGCGAGATCAGTCTTGATCCCATGCATATCTTTTTCTAACTCTTTTACGCGTTGAAGCATGTCATCACCCCCACCATTCCCGCTACCATATTTAACAGTATGATGCTCAGGAGGTTGGTTTTCAACCGAAACCGCTCTGCGGGGCATGTGGAATAGCTCACCCATTTAGTTAAACTCCCCGGCCACGATAAAATGACTTTCTTTCTCATCTAACAGGCGTCCTTTATCCCCTCTTTCATCACTATCGTAAAGCGAAACCTTCGCTGTGTAGAGTCCGGGAAAAGAAAGGTTTACCCCCTTGAGGAAAAACGAGGCCACTGACGAATAGTGGGCCGCATTAGGGCTGCCGCTGCCTAAAATATTGAATGTACTTTCGCCGTCGTATGCTGGCTCTATAACTGACTTGCCCTCAAAGATGATGTCGATCTCATTCCAATAAACTTTTGCTGAGTCGCTTATGAACCCAGATGTTACGACTATAGAGTGAATGCCTTTTTCTAAATCATACAGGACGGCATCAGGTGGATAAAACCCAGTCGCAGCCATTCCTTCCTTAAGAATGGTTGTATAGACAAACAACACTTTTTCATAAGCCATAATTACAAATCCGCAGAAAGTACTTCAATCAATCGCAGCGTCCTTTCCCTACCCAAATCGCTTATAGGCAATGGTTTGCTTGATCAGAACCTTAGCCATAATGTGGAACCGCTCCATGTCGCCATCTTCGATGTACCATTCTTTGTAGCGTTCGTTATCAGACAGGACTAGCAGCTTGTCCTTGTGCATCTGCAGGCGCTTAACGTGCATGGTATTCCCGAAGACGAAAACGTAGATTCCGTCACCGTCGAATCCTCTCACGCTAACGTTTACGAAGATTTCATCACCTGGGTCGATAGTGCCTTCCATGCTGTCGCCGCGAACGGTGATCACCTTTACCGATGCAGCTGGGATGGAGCCAAACAAGGCGCGGCCTTTCTCAGGAGTGTACTCAATGGCTCTGATTGTCTCTATGAAGTCGTTGGATAACATCGTTCCCGGCCCCGCACTTGCCTGAACATCAAGAACGTCGACTCTATAAGTACTCGAGTCTGCTTTGCTTGATTTATCTATTAACCTTTCTGAACCATCTTGCATTGGCCCCTCTCCAGTTGAAAGCCATTCAACCCTTACACCCAGCGCATTAGCGATCTCGACAATCTTCGTTGAACCACGAGCGTTACCACTCGTTAGTCGCCAGATCGTAGGTTGTGCGACGCCAGAAGCTTTAGCTAAAGCTCCCTGGGTCATTCCGGAATCATTCATCGCCTTTGTGAGGCGGTCTGCAAGAGTTTCATTTTTCATAGGATTCAATTTATACGCAAGAGTATTGATGGTCAAAACACGTTTTGCTATTGCCATATTCAATACTCATTGCTATTATCCTCATACACCAATACGCAAAGGAATTGGATATGACAAACAAAGTTATCCAGCGAGCTGTGAACATCGCTGGCAGCCAAAAGAAATTGGCTGACCTGTGTGGTGTGGCACAGCCGACGGTATGGCGCTGGCTACATGGAGGCGGTATTGACGCTCGGTACGTTATGCCAATCGTCAATGCAACCGGCGGCAAAGTTAAAGCCGCTGAGATTCGCCCAGACCTAGCTGGTCTTCTGCAAGCAAGCTGATACACCGCTCTTTAACAATTAGCTCGCCAGCCTGTTACGGGATGGCAAACACAACCGCATCAATGGATGCGCATAAACCAATTTAACTAACAGGAATTATCACAAATGGAAGACTTAACAACACGCAACAAAGCCAGCGCTAGAAAAATTGAGAGCTGGATTCTAAACCGCATCGCGATTCTGGGCACGACTCAGGTAGCCGAGCATCTGGGGGTGAATAAGTCATCCGTCACTCAGTGGAAAAAGCACTACATCCCACGCATGGCTGCTCTTCTTGAGTTCATTGGATACGCCATTACTGACGATGACATTTCTCGTGTTGTGGTGGGACTGGCTGATCTGCTGGAGGAAAGGGGATTAGGAAAGAAAAAGCGCCCTGCGGTAACAGAGCGCTCTGACCAAATCCAGATGGATTTTTAAGA